TTCTTCTTACAATAAACTTATTATTAGAGCTAATGGTTCAGGTAATAATATAGAGGTAAACACTGATGGTTCAGTAACCATGCCATTACAACCAGCTTTTTGTGCAAATCCTTCAACGACACAATCTAATATATCTAATAATGTTACATTAGTTTTTGGCACAGAAAGATTTGATCAAAATGGAGATTTTGCATCTAACACTTTTACTGCTCCCGTAACTGGTAGATACCAACTACAATATTCTTTAAGATTTGAGGGAGTTGACACCAATGCAGATTTCTTTCGTGTTAATATGGTTACATCTAATAATACTTATGAACTTTTGTTAGACCCAGGAGCTTATGGCACAACACCAAATTATCAAGATTTTGCTATGGGTGTTTTAGCAGATATGGATGCAAATGATACAGCTTTTTTAAGATTTGATTATGGCGGAATATCAGATCCATCTTCGTTTGATTTAAGAGTTGCATCATTTTTTTCAGGATATTTAGTATGTTAATGAAACAATTAACCTTAAAGGAGGTAACACATGGCTGAACACAAAAAAGAAATAACATTAACAGATCTTCAACAAAAGATTTTGTCTAATGATTTATACAACGACACAGATAATGCTGGTGTAGATGATTGGATACAGAAAGCAGTTGATGGTAAAATCAGCAACTGTTGGAAACGTATGCAACGAGAATGGACAGATAAATTAATGAACGATGATTCATTTACAGACCCTATTCCATCTAACCAAGAAGACTTTGTAGCATTAGTTACATCTCGTTCTGATTACAAAAACAGAAAAGCTAGAGACGAAACTAATAACATAAATAATTAAGTACCTCTTTTAGAGTACTAATAAACCCCCAAAAACAAGGAGAAAACAAATGGCAACAGAATACACATGGTCATTTCCAAACTTTGAAGTCGATGCAGACAATAAAGTCAAAGT